TTAGTGAAACTGTCGTTCCTGCCATGGAGACGCTAACGGTGCCAATATTCCCATCATTGTCTACTGTTCCATATTCACTGACATTTACATTTGTAGAATCAGGAACTATGGTTAACTCTGTTGTGTAGTACTTGTTTGAACCAGTCTTGCTTAGTGTAACCACGTATTTAACGGATCTCCACTCTGTTGTTAAAAAATTATCAAATATTGTGCTAGACTCAATGCCAGTAATTGTTACTTCATTGTTACCAGCAGAACCAAGATCTGTTGCCTGTGCTGATGCGGTATCAATTAAATCTACATAGTCCTCTTGAGTTGGTCTGTCACCTGTTTGAAACAGGGCCTTTACGCTTGATAATGATATTTTAGCCATGTCTGAATTATATCATAGATTTTAAAGTATATAGTTAGAGAAACCAATTATCTGAACCCCAATTCCTGGGGGATTATCTGCTCTATAGCCTTCAATACCGATATTAGTTATAGTTAATCTAAATGGTAGTATTTCTGTTACCGTTGTTGTTTTAGGATATTCTGCAGTTACCAAAGATCCAATAGAACCAGATATGTTTTGAATTGTTGGCGACACTAAAATTGTTGCTGCTGTAACTGCAAAAGCAATGTTAGAAATTAATGAAGAGTGGCCAGGTATATGTTCTACTGTTATTGCTGGTTTTATGTCAGAGATGTTTTGGCTTCTGCCAATATTAGTTATATTGGTTGTTGCCATGATTAACTTACTGTATCTTGTTCTGTCACTTCACCGATCATAATCATTTCACCCTGACAAACAGTCCAAACACGAGTATAACCATCTCTTAACTGAATATCAAAAACATCGCCTGTTCTTAAAATTTTAGACTGTGCAGAAGTTAATGTAACGGTAAACTCTCCAACCTCATCAAATTCTGTTTGGTCTGGATAAACCGTAAACAATAAATCATCTCCAACGTTGTCAGAGTATCTTCTAAACTCTCCAGAAATATCCCAACCAGTAGTATCTCCAGCAGAGGTTGTATCGTAGTCTAATGGGTTTCCTAGATCATCTTCAACATAAATTCTAAATGAGGCACTATCTCCAATAACACAAGTCCAGTTAACAAGGGGAGGTATATTTCCAACATTATACACTGAAGGGGCAGGAGCAACTGGCTGAGTCTCCATTGCACTTTCATTGGGATTTCTGTATACGGCCATTGTTAAATTATACCATTAAGCAAGTCCATTTTTTAATGCCCCCCATGTTCCATTACCTTTTGGCTGACCAACAATAATAATTCCAGTTGAGGCATTTGATTTTGCAACTACCGCTACAGCACCTGAACCACCAGCAGGAATTGTTTTTGTAAGGCCTCCACCATTTGCAACATATAGGATATCTCCAGCGGTATATGAAGAGGTATTGATCCCTTCAAATACTCCAGAGATAATTATTACTCCATTTGCATTATTTGAAATTGCTGCCTGTGTTATTCCTACAAATGGAAATGTTGTTAGGTCATCTGAATCGCATTTTGCAATTAATGGTTTTGTTGTATAGCCAGAGATTCGTACTGGAGTTCCTTTTGCAATTGTTGCACCTGTTGTATTTCTAACTTCTAAAGAAATAAATGGAACGCCAACATTAGATAAAATATCTTCTAATCGCTCTGCAAGTGACTGAATGTCCTCATGAACATTTACAGGGTCACTTGAAACGGGATAAGGAAGGTCATAAGTATTAGTTGCACCAGTAGCCATAGTACTTATTATTATACCACTTCCCGCATGAAAAATTAAAAAGTTATAGAAATGTTACCTAAAGTTTGACTTTAAAACCAAATTCGTGTTATAATTAATACATGCTACCAACAGGTAGCATTTGTTCTCTAGGAGGTTATTATGATGAGAAGAGACAAGAAAGTTTGGATTGGAATCCTAGCAATGGTTGGAGTTGTGGCACCCTTTAGCAACTTTGCCAATGCATCAACTACGGAAAACAACTTACTAATTAAACAGGCTGAAAACCCTGCTGCCACCCACGAGGTGGCTTTTGTTGTTTCTAAAGCAAAAATGTTAGAGCGTTATGAAAACAAAACAGATCTTACAGATCTTGAATTAAAGAAGTTGCTTTCTTTAGTGGGATTCAAAGGTAACGACTTAATAGTAGCATGGGCTATTGCTAAGAAAGAATCTAATGGTCGTCCTTTGGCATTTAACGGAAACCATAAGACTGGAGACTCATCCTATGGGATGTTTCAGATTAATATGATTGATACATTGGGTCCAGATAGAAGAGATAAATTTGATCTTGACTCTAACGCTGAATTATTCAATCCCGTCAAAAATGCTGAGATTGCATACTATATGTCTAATGGTGGAGAAGACTGGTCCTCTTGGAAGGGCATAACACCTAAAACTAGAATGTGGATGAATAAATTTCCTAAATAATTTTATATAAAAAAATAACCTCCTTGGATTTTGTCCTTGGAGGTATTTTTTATATTATTTTTTATATAATTAGCACGGCCCAAAATTAGGTTGGCTACAGCCCTGACCCTGTGGCGCACCACTACATGGATCCCATCTAACTCCTCTAAGGGAAGATCCATCACAATATGTAGAGAAAACCTGACATCCGCAAGCATAGAAATTAGGGAAGTATGGAGGGAAGAATGGAGGAAAGAATGGTGGGAAGAATGGTGGCGCAACTGGTGTAATTGAATTACTTGAAGAAGAGGATAAAGATGTTGCAATAGCATTATTTGATGAGGTTCTTGTTTTTGCATCAACCGTAAAGGTATAAGAGGTTCCATTGCTTAATCCAGAAACAGATATTGGAGTAGAAGTTGCTGAACCTGTAACTAAGCCAGGAGAAGATGTTGCAGTATATAAATTATTATCTCCTGGTTTACCTAAATATGCTGGTACTGTAAAAGAAACAGATGCTGACGCATTTCCACCAGTTGCTGAACCAATTGTTGGGACAGAAGGCTGTCTTCCGTTAGCAGATCCCGTTACTCCTGGAATTGGCATTATGCAATCAAATCTCCTGCAAGTACCCAGGTATTTGTGTTAAGTTTTATCAATGTTGCCATTGATCCTGCTGCACGAAGTTTTGTTCCTGGAGTTGCATATGAAGTTATTCCACTTGTAAAAGAAACCGTAACATCAGAACTTAGAGCAATTAAGTGAATCTGTGTTCCATTTGGATATGCAACAGTTGCATTTAGTGGAACTGTAAATGCATAGGCGCCATTCATTTGAATTAAAGTGTTTTGATCTGTAAGTGTTAAGGTATATGCTGCTGTTTTTGCCGTTGTATTAACAGAAAATGATGGAACATTTAATACAGAAGACCCATTACCAACCTGTAAAACTTTATTTGTAGAGTCCCAAGATATTTTTGAATCATCAGTTGAATAAGATGTAGACAGTGATAAGGTTGGTGTAGTGATTACTGGAGATGTAAGTGTTTTATTTGTTAATGTTACAGAATTATCTAAACTTACTGCAGGTGCTGCCCACTTAATTCCAAGTGTTTGGGCTGAGTCTGCAACTAATACAAAGTTATTACTTCCAACAGCAAGATTATCTACTGTATCATTTGCAGAACCTACAAGTAGGTCTCCTTTTGCATCTATAATAGATTTTGAAACAGATCCTGCTGGGTCAAGTCCAGTAATTTGTCCTTGAAGGTCATTTAATGTGTATGCAATAGATGGATTTACTAAACTTGCGGTATTAGCATTTGCAGTATTATAATCTGTTGAACCATAGTGATATAACTTAAATGCAGCCTGGATATCAGCGTTATCCGCATACCCTGGAATTTTTGTGGAGTATATCGCTCCTATTGATTCTGCTGCCATGTCATTTCACCTCGTCCATTATATCATAACCGATACAAAAATATGAACTGAAACCTCTGAATCAAATGCACCCCAAGTTCCATCATACTCAGAAGCCTCAAGGTTTATCACTAAGTTTGTACCAGATACTGTAACAGATGAAAGAGAGGATGCTAATGGCTTTGTATTTTGAATTGAGTATTGAACATTAAAATTTGCAGCGGTAAGTCCAGATGCAGTAGATATATTTGTTATTGGAATAACTACAGATCCACTTCCAGCATATGCACTTGTTCCAGAAACAAAATTCACTGTATGCAGTTTAGAGTAAATTGTTGGATTTAACCTTAAAACCTCTACCCAGGCATCTCCACCAGGTTCTGAGACATATTGATATAAATATCCGTAGTCTGATCCAGGAGCAGAATTAATATATAGATCGTTTAATATCTTAGTTGATAGCGTAAGTGAGTTTGGATTTCCAACACCTACAAAAAACTTACTGCCTCTTGTTCCAGTTGGACCTATATCAACAAGTAGTTCAACTGTTGATGGTCCTGCAAGAACTGTTAAATCATCATTTGATAATACTACATCTGGCATTAAACTGCACCAGTAACATCATCTGTTACTATAATTGAACCAGTAAGAAGTGTATAAACAATGCTTGCGCCATTTTCAATTTGTACGTCATAAACATATGTTGTTCCAGTAGTAAGTTCTCTTCCTTGCTCTGGTGTGATTGTGCAAGTAATTATGTGGTTAGTTGTATCAACAGTCGCTGTTGCTGAAACCTGTGTTCCAGTGCTACCACGTCTATTTGCTATTGTAAACAATGCTCCATCGGAATAATCATCAAGGGCAAAAACTGTTCCATTTGCATTTTTTGGACGGACTATAAATTGATACGTGTCACCACGATAATAACTAAAATTATAAGTACCTGGAAATGCCATTATTCCTCCTGCTTTATTATACCATTAACAAACCGAAATATAGATGCCTTTTAGCCATAAAGTGCTTTCTGAATCTGTTCTTGCCTGTGGTCTTGCTCCATAACCTTTAATTCTTTGGTCATCTATATATACCGTTTGAAAAAATGACATATCGTAAGAATACTGATATTTAAGGTTTGCCACATATGAGGTAGGGGAGTTTGAATATTTTTCATTAAAGGTTCTAAGCCATAACTCTGTATAGTTTGACTCAGTTGTTATTGTAAAATCATACCTTATGTCAACTTTAGCACCTAGTTTTAATGATTTAAAATTAAACATGTTGGTCTCTGATAACCAAAGTTCATTACTATTTTTCATAATATATTCTTGGTTTGAATATTCAAAGTTTGGGTAAAAATTAAGAGATACCCATCCATCATCTCCTCTTTGTGGTCCTAAAATACTAAGTTTATCTGATCCATTTTTATAGTATACCCATCCTGGATATTGTCCAGAAGGTGAATCATAGCCTTCTCCACCTTTACCAGGCTCTCCACGCTCTCCCTGTGGCCCAGGCCTACCCTGATCACCTTTTGGTCCTTCAGGTCCTGTATCACCCTTGTCACCTTTAGGTCCTTGTGCACCAGTTAGTCCAGTTGCTCCTTGAAGACCAGGTACGGCAATATATTGTTTTTCTAATTCTTGTGGAGTTGAAGATTTAACAACATCTAAATAATTTTTTTTTCTTAAAGGTTGAGGCGATTCCATGTTTTTTGCCATAGATTACCTTGACTGTGTTCTATAAACCTTATTTCCAACTTTAATTACAGGAGGAATATTTACTTGGGCTGGAGTCACTATAACTATCATAGCGTACCGCTTACATCACCTATTACGCAAATTGTTCCAACAACTGGTGTCCATTTAGTAACTTCATCTCCGCCACCGCCAGATACTCCATCTCCAGGAAGTGTAGCCTGAAGGTCAAACCTTAACTCTGCAACAACTGGCTTGTATTTTCCAAGTCCCCAGTTTTTTGTAATGTTTGCTTTTGCAATAATATAAATAACACCGTCTTCATAGGACTCTACCGTTAATAAATCCAGAGCATCTGATACTGGATCATATGAGGTTGCTATAAATGTCCAAGCGGTAGTCTCGTATGGAGTAGTTTCATCGTCTTCAAAAAACTCTACCTTAAGCGTTGCCGTATCTCCACGAACAACGTTCCATTGAATGTTGGCTGGTGTTGCACCAAGTTTTTCGGTTGTAGGAGTACACATAATATTAGATTATACCATAATTCGTAACTGGACACTCTAAGCGCAGTGGGGTGGGGGTAGAACTTAGAGTGCCAGCCCTCACATTATAACATTAATTTATACCAGTACACATAGAAGTATAACAAAAGGTTATATATTAAATTGTTATCAAATTGTTATATTCCTATATGTCCATTTTGTAACTATAAGTCTATTTTAGCCAGGTATTGAATAGTGTATACTAAATATATAAAGAAAAGAATATACTATAGTTAAGTTTTTTAAAGATATCTTATATATAGTTAATATATAGACCAGTTATTATTTTTACATAACTCTAAATAATTAATTTTTTTATTATCATACTCTACAATAGTATTTTGGTCAAATTTAATTTTATAATCACCTGCATGATTTGAGTAGTCTGTATTAAATAAAATCTTATTTTTATTTTTAATACATATATCACAAAAAACATGCCAACAAGGATCGCCTGGGTAAAGTGATGATAGTTCTAAATTATTTAGTTCTAAAATGCATAAAGTTATTCTATATTTTAAAATTATTTTATCTAGCATTGATTTTATTATTATACTATTTTTTATTGAAGCAAAATTAGCATTATTTGGACATGATTCATACATTCCTGTTTGATATCCTGGAGGAGTGCAAATCATATCTTCACCATTATATTTGTTTAAAATTACACTATCTATTGGCATTATGCATACTGAGTCCATATCCGCATATACCCCACCATTTTCATATAATGTTATTAATCTCCAAACATCTGATTGGTTTACACCATTAGACTCTAAATAACATTCATATAAAAAACTATCAAAATTTTTTACAGTTTCTTTTCTTTCTTCAGCACTAACATAGCGATGCTCCCAACCAGGATTTAGGTTCTTCCAGGTAGATATTACGTTTAATTGGTAGTCTTTGAGATCTGAGTACTCAGGTTCATGGGTTTGCCAAATTATTTTAGGTATCACATATATAGTATATAGTAGTTATTTAGAGCGAGAAACGTAGTCTAAAAGAACTTCATACATATGATCAAGTTTATCACTAGTAGCCTTACGCTTTTCTCTAGCATTTTCTTGCTCAAGTTTAATTGATTTAATTTCATCACGCATACTGGTTCCGCCGTTAGTTTTAGTTTCGGCACGGATATCTTCTACGGCATCGACGATAGGTTTAACTTGAATCTTTATGTACCAGCGAATCGAACCAATTATAATTGCGCCAATTGAAAGCAAAGCGAGAATAAATTGAGCCCAGTCAGTTGCTGTCATAATAACACTATTATACATTATTTTTATTTCAAATTTCGGCGGGATACGAGTTAAGCCGAAAATAGAATATATAAACCTCCCCCTGACAACATAAGAGTAATATACTCTAACAGTGTCAAATATTGGACTTATATCTTCTTATGGGCTATAATAGATATATGGGGAATAATATAATTAAATTTGTTACAACTGTACAGGGTTTGGATCAAATAAATGAATGCATCCCAAAACCTGCAAAAGCGTATATCCCTGAATGGTTTAAATCAATTCCTAGCAATGTAGAAGGATCGGTAAAGCAGTGTCCATCCTTTCCAGATTATTTTTCACAAGGATATGTTATTCCTATGTGGATGGATACAATATTAAAACATGATCCTATGAGTTCTCAATGGAGAGTAGATCAAGCAGCACATAATATTGAAAAATGGAGTGCACACTCAAATGATCAATTTTTAGATTTTGTAGATCCTTCATTTAATGGTTTACCTGGCCAGTTTGTTTTTAAGACAGCCTGTCCTTGGTTTATAATTACACATCCTGGGTGGTCGGTTTTACAACTACCTCTTTTTTATAACTTTAATAAAGACTATTCTGTTCTACCTGGAGTTATTGATACAGATATACATCATGAGATTAATCAACAAGTTTTATACCATGGTGATGGCCAGGATGTAATGATTAAAAGAGGAGATCCTCTTGCTTTGTATATTCCGTTTGAAAGAAAGAAGTTAGATTATTCTGTTGGATATAGATCCGAAGATGAAAAAAATAAAATTTTTACTTCAATTATGAATAGAGTGACTAAGTTTCCATTTAGTGGAGCATATAGAAAGATGCAGAAGGAACGTGATTCTAATGTCTGATGACCAGAAAGATCGTGATGTTAAGCCTTGGGATTTGTTTAATGGATCACCTAGGTCGCCAGAGGAAGTTGCTCAATACCGTTTGGAAATATGTAAGGGTTGTGATTTTTTTAGACCAAGAACTCAAACCTGCAAGAAGTGTGGTTGTTTTATGGCTGCTAAGTCTATGCTTGCAAATGCTAAATGTCCTATTGGGAAATGGTAGTTTATATACCGCTTAATTTTATATATAGCAAAAAGTTATAGTATAAAACCTTTTATTCTGGTTTGTGATCTGATTCAGATTTGCAAGAACATCCATTGCAACAGATTTCTGAAAAAACCTTTACAGCCAGAGAAGTAGACTCTGTTTCAAATAGTGGTTTGTCGTTATCTAGGTTGTTTAATATAGCCATAGTATTATTATACCTTATCCCGTCAAAAATTAGTTAAAACTATCTCCACAAGCACAGGATCCTTCTGCGTTTGGATTATCAAGTATAAAACCTTGCTTTTCAATAGTGTCAACAAAGTCTAGTGTAGCCCCCTCTAAATAAGGAACAGACATTCTATCTAACTTTAACGTAAAGTCTTCAAAAATAAAATCTTTATCTCCATCTAACTTTTCATAGTCAAAGAAGGTTTGATAACGAAGACCAGAGCATCCACCAGGCTGAACGGATATTCTTAGGAAGATCTCTCTATCTGGGATGGATATACGGGAGTCTCCTATAAGTTCCGAAACTTTTTGTTTTGCTTTTTCTGTAAGAATCATATTTTAATTATAGCATAATCTGAAAAATTTTACAAATTGGATTTACCTAAAATCTGAATATTTTTTATACGTGTATGATACATATTCTTGTGTAAAAAATGTGAATGAATTAGTGAGCACACTAGTACCCCTTAAAGATCTGATACTAGTGCGACCTAATTATTCTAACACTTGCAAGGGTCTATGCGGGTCTCATTTTCACTGAAAATAATAATACCTGTGTCTCCACAGTACTCGCATGTATGTGCATACATTCCATTCATTTACTTATCCCAACACTTAGGGCAAGTGATAACATCATCACTCGCAAAGTTTTCACTTGACATTTTGCTATCGCATAGGCGACATGATAGTGTTATCATTTAGAAACCATACCACTTCTTGCGGATTTCTTCCACAGTAGCGATTTGTGCTTCATCAGCAGAACGATAAGCCTCTACGCTCTCTCGTATCCATGGAGACTTTAGCATAGCCTTCTCATGTGCTTCGTGGCGAGCAAGGTCTTGCTCTGCCTTTATTCTATCTAGTGTATTCATTGTGAACACCTTTCTTTAGTTTGTATAGTAGAATACTATCATAGATACCCTGAAAAGTCAAGACGACACGCCGTCTAAATAGGCTATTTCTCTGTGATGTCCGTCACACGCCTCGAAAAAAGTTATCCACAGGCTTATCCACATGATGTAGGTCACATGTGTTCTAAGTCACAATGTCCACAATGTCCGTTTTGCACCCCTCAATTTGTCAGACCCCCCTGCTATACTTACTAGTATAAAGAAAGTTAAAAAGGTTTTAACTAAGAAAGGAATTCAAATGAATTCACTACATGAAAATAGAAACTCCTTAGAGAGTTACTCACAAATCCGTGAGCGTCTTGCAGACAGTATCTGCGATGAGTGCGAATACGCTTGTTTCGTACATAAAGAAAATTGTTCTAGAAAGGTGGTCAAGTAATGACTATACTAAGAACAGTATGCAAAGAGCATACACCTAATAAACCTGCTATCTCTGATGTAGCAGATACACAATTCACATTCTGTGAGATGTGTGAAAATAACATTGAGCGTTACTACTATGATGGTGACCCTGAACGACTACCTGAGTGGTCAGATTGGAAGGTGTCTCTATGAGCATCTTTGTAACTGTTGCATCTGTATGCGGTAAAGCATCTACATCTATAGATGTGCAAGACCTTGAGTTAAACCCTCATGGTGTTATCTGTTGCGATAACTGTCAATCTATCCTGATGTGTCGCAAGGCATGGGACTACCTATACAAGGAGGCTAAGTAATGACAACACTACAAGAAAAATTAGATGCAGTAGCCCTAACGCTAGAGCCAGTGTTATGGGATTTGTTAGATGAGATTGAGGAGAATAACTAATGTTAGTTGTATGTATTGCAATGATGGTATTTGGTTTTCTTTATTCTTTGTAAATTAGATCTTGGCGGGTTATTTATTTAGCCCGTCAAAATTTTCGACAAAAGTTATCCACAGGGTTATACACAGGGTAAATGTGGTGTATCTCACACACGACACGCCGATGCAGGACTTGACTTTTTGAGATTTCTCTGGTAGTATTGCTACTATAACAATTAAATAATGACTAATAAGGCAGTGAGCCTAGCAAATAAATGTGACCAGTATCACAGTGAGCCTAGCGAATAAATGCCCTAAAATGTCAGCCCCCCATGATAGGATAGTCTTATCAACTTAACGAAAGGAAGTCAATAAATGACTTACACTGTAACACTAGAAACCTTTTCAGGTTCTACTAAAAAAATCAACCTCTCCTCTAAAGGTCAGGTTGCTCAATTCATCAACACTTATCCTAACACTCTACCTGTTGGCGTATCTGTTAAAGTCGCTTGCGACTCTCTTGGTATTAGCGGTACACTTCGTGGAAAGGCTTCACTATAATGGTAAAAATCCCTCACTCACTTCACTTCGTAACAGAGGTAGATGAAACTCATCCAGTAGGAATGCAACTGCTTAGACTTGAGGAGTCAATGCGTACAGTAATGCTTGAATCAATGCTCAAGGAATTACTTGCTCCAATGATTCAGCCTGCAATAGATGAAATAAATAAAAATGGCTCTTATGCAATTCTTAAGGTGGCAGAATAATGATGACACGCAAGGACTATGTAGAAACTGCAAAAATTCTAAATCTCTTTGCAGAAAACATTGACTCTCACGTTTTCCAAGATTTAATCTTTGAATTCAGTGAATGGTTCAGTGCGGATAATCCAAGATTTGATGAAACAAAATTTTGGGACGCTTGCACAAAAGAAATTGATGTGAACGCATGATTCTTGACACTGGAACACTTATTGCAATTGTAATTGCACTTGCTGGCTCAATAACTGTTATGTGTTTATTTTGGAAACAAAATATTGAACAACAGAAAGAAATTCGTAGACTGCAAGTTGCATTGAGAGATGAACGCAACAAATAAAATAAAATCCTGAGCATGATCTAAAACTGCTCAATAATTTTCGACCCGTTCGGGCGTGTCGTCCACAGGTTACGTAAGTTATCCACAAGCCTAGGATTTTGTGAGGTTTATCACATGGGCTGAGCGTCTCACATTTTGGAATTACTGGCTGGTAGGTTGATAAATGTCAGCCATAGATGATAGGATTACAGAGTAATAAGTTAAATAAACAAAAAAGAAAGAGGTTGCCACATGGCTACTAAACTATACACAATAGAAAACCTACTTGTAGGAAAAAACTATCGCTCACGAAATCGTCACTTTGAGGGTGAGATTATCTCCGCTACTCCACGCCCTGCAATTTGGTATGGAGAAAATACTGAAGCGTATGTCGTTGAAGTCTATGACCGCACTTTGAGAAATAAGTTTGCAACAGTAGCAGTAAAGGTTGGTGAATAATAATGGGAAATCTATTTGATGAATTTGGTACTTGTTTTGATTGCTATGATGAAGGCGTGTTATTCTTTGGTAACAGTAGCGAGGAATACGATACAGAGTTTTGCACTTGCGCTAAAGGTCAAGAGTTAGAAAATTACTACATTGAATGGTATGCTGAGAATGAAATGAATGAATACACATTGGAGAATGCATAATGGATTACTTATACTCTGTAACAGTTACCTATGACTCAGCCCCTACCCCTAAATGGGTTGGGCGTTATAGTGACGCTTTATCTGCCGTTGAAGTTTATCAAAAGTTTGTAGACCATGGGTTTGCTAACGAATACGCAACAGTTAATTTGTCTGAACCTTCAGGCAAAATGCATACAAAAACTTTCTACAAAACAGGAATGGTGGTAACACGCTAATGGGATACAACACAGCAACAGAATTAGCAGAAAATATTGACATAAGCCTTGAACAGGCTATTGGCTATCACTTGCAAGGTAATCACTATCCACCCGTCCCGCTTTCTATGGTGCAACCTTGCATTGATGCTATTGACGCTTACTATGATGAGGACTATGACCGATTTATTGCAATGCCTGAAGGCGTATTCTATAAGGGAATGAGTCATGCACCTGCCCATGCAATTATTGAACAACACCACCTAGACCCATGGCTACCACAGGATGAATACTATGGCGAGGAAGACGCAGGCTATGAATTAGGATTGGGGCTAGAATAATGGAAGCATTCTTTATTTTTGTACTAATCTTAGTCGCTATGATTGCAATTGCGGGAGGACGTTAAAATGACTGTTACAATAACAAATATGGAATTAAAATTTGCTGATAACCTTACACCAGATCAATTAATGATTGAAGATTTAATCATGGTTGAAGATGAGGCTGTTGAGGTAATTGGAATTGCATCTGATGAAACAGGCAGCAACTATGCTATTTTTTATAAAGATGAGTTTGGTGAAAAAAACGTTGTGCAATTTAAGCATGATGAGTTTGTCTCTCTCTATGTGTATGTAGATAGTGACTAATAAAGTTTTTATGCACTTCCCCGCATAAAAATTTCGACCCCCGCAGTCGGGCGTGTCGGTTTACGTAAGGTTTGACATTTCCCCACATTTTTGGTAAGATTAATTTATGAAGAAAACCAAAGAGG